TCCAGACCGAAGAGGGCATTGAGGCCAGGAAGGAGTTCCTTCAGTAGCTGGGCACGAGTAATAGCCATGATAACTCCTTACGCAGTGACGCTGCTGTAGTAGCCGTGAGTCAGCACGTTCAGCTTCACCAGAATCTCAGGGTAGACGGTGAAGATAATCGTGGACGAGGCCGGGATGTTGGTACCCGATCCAGCGACGTTGGGCTGCGCATTGATCGTGATGCTGGTGGCACCGGCAGAAGCGCCAGCGGTGACAAAAGACCCGGTCTCGATGACTTGGCCATTCGCCGCCAGATAGGCCACGCTGGTGCCAACAGGGATCGCCGCCGGCAGGCCGGTGCCCGTCAGGGTGATGGTGGTCGAGGACGACGAGCCGCTAGCCGAGTAGACGATGGCCGTATCATCCACCACGCCGACACAGCGAACCGGCAGAATCGTGGTCACCGGAGTAGCTGTCGGTGCAAGCACCGCGTTGCGCGAGTTGCCGGTGTTGGTGTTGCCGGTATTGTTGATCATGCTCAGGTTGTTGCCGATCATAGCAACGGCACCCGAGGCCATCACGGTCGTAGCCGAGCAGACAGCCGCCTTGAAGACGGTGTCCGGGTCATCGCAGACGTACCCAACCGCATCGCCCGCGAGCGTAGACGCCGGCCAATACTGGCTGAAAGTCTTTTGTTTGGTGAGCGGATTGGTGTACGAGCAGCCGAGGAACACGCCCGTCACCGCGTTGGACGACGTGGTGTTGGAGATGGACACACGCTGCAGCATGCCACCGGGGGCCGACGCCGACACTTTGACGAAATCGCCATAGAAGATGTCAGTGCCGTAGCTGTATTGAATGGGGTACTGTCGAATCCCACCGGCAAACACTTGGCCGCCAATCAGATTGACAGGCTTTAGCCCGTACGGGCCGTCCACAAAGGGGTAAGCCATTTGTAACTCCTGATGTTAAGACCCACGTCCGAACGACACTTCCGACTTGCGCTGCGAAAACAGCGGCATGCGGGCATCGTTCTCGCGCATGAAGGTGTTCTCCACAGAGTCCATCTGAGCGTTTGCCTGACGAGCGTAGTACTCATCACGCGCTCGGGCGACCTCCGTAGCGATCTTGCAGAGAACCAGACCACCGATCTCGATGTTGCCGCTGGCATTGACTGCGCCGGGGACAGCAATCTCGGGGTGATCTTCCGCCTTGACCGGCACCCAGCCCTCACGGAACTTCTGCGAGGTGTTGCGGGGGTCCGCCGTACCAAGGATGTGTGTGGCAACCCACCGGAACGCCCAGCCGGCCACAGGGGTCGGATCAGGCAGCGTGCTCGGGGGTTTGTAATCGACCCGTTGGGTCTTCTCGCGGGACACAAGTTCCCGAGGGGTTCGCTGATCAGCCATTGTTTCGCTCCAGTTTGATCACTTCGGCCGCGTACTGCTGAGGGGTGAGTCCGTACTTCTTAGCCAGCGCAAGCTGCGTAGGCGTAAGCTGTACTTTCTTGGCACCCGACATGCGGGTACTCGGTGCGACGACTGGCGCTGGCCGCGATTCGGCTCTATCAGCGTTGGGGGTGGCAGACGTGCCGAAGAAATCGGGAAACGTCTTGCGAAGGCGAGCGTCAACTTGCTCGAAGTAGTTCTCAGTGCGAGGATCGACACCTTCGCGTACGAGGCGCTGATGCAGCCCCAGCGCGTACAAGGTCATCTCCTCGTTTCCTTCAGCACCAAACCACTGGTTTTTTGCCTGCCAGCGCAGGGTGCGCTCATCGAGCGCGGGCTTGGGTGCCTCAGCTGGTTGATTTTGTACCACATCCTGCGTCTCCTGTAAAGGGGCAGGACGGAAACTGCGCATCTGCTGCTGTTTGATCTTGGCGTCGGCAAGAGCTTCTTGCGCCGCCACGATAGCGTCCGTGTCGAACGAGTCGTGTGCTTCCTTGAGCTTGCGCCTTGCCGCTTCGACCTCGGCGTCTGCCGCACTAAGCGCAGTCGTCGCCAGCTGCTGTGCACCCGCAGCGTTCTGCTGCCGCAGGCGCTTGTTCTCGTCGATCATGGCCGCAGCCAGTCGCTCAAGCTCCTGCTTCTCCCGCGCGAGGGACTCTTTGGCCCGCCGCTCGTCATGACGGGCGTGGGTGAGTTCCTTGATGCGCTTCTTCACCCCTTCGGAATACGAGGCAAGCTCGTCGTCCGTGGGCTCTTCGACCGGCTTCTCCAGCGGCTTGCGCCCCCTGTCCTGCTCCGGCGTATCGTCAACGACCTCGATCTCGAACTCGTCCGTAGGCGCACCTACGGTGCTCTCGATGGTCTCTTCATTGGTTTGCGGCTCTGCCATGTTAGCTCCTTAAGCTGCGCGTGTGATGCCACGCGGATCTTCGACAACTGCGTCGATCTGGTCATCGTTCAAGAGACGGAACTCCTTGCCGTATATCTTGAACCGCGTACCCGAGTAGGTACGCACCAGTACGAAGTCACCCTTCTTGCACCACGGCCCCGACGGGAACTTGGTGGTGTCCTTGTACGCTTCCGGCCCCACTTCGACGACGAACAACACCGTAGTGGCGTGCTCCTCCATCTTCATGAAGCTGTCGGCTTTGACTATGCGCGAGTTCTCGAACGTGTCTGCCACGTCAGGAACCATGCATAGCAGTTTCCAACCCGTTGGCTTGGGCAGCTGCTTGCCCTTGTCCTCGTCGGATGCGCCTTCCGGCGGTGTATCGAACGGCTGGATAGGTTCCGGCACGTCGATGCCGGGTAGGGTGAGTTGTTCAGTCATCATCGGAACGGCGAGCCTTTTCTTGCAGGGACAGCAGGTGGGCCTCCGCGTACGCCAGTCCCTGAATGACGCCGCAAAGGTGTTTGTAATCCTCGAACGACCTGCAAGTGCCTGTTGCAAGGTCGTCCGCGTAGTTGTTCATGTCCGCACGGATGAGCTTCCTAAGCGCTTCTACAAACGAATCGTTCATTTCTTCTGGCCTTTGGAGTCAGACTGTTGTTTGGACTTCGCAATGTCGATGCCCATCTTAACACCCTCTCGCTCTTGTTCTGCAGCAAGCTTGGTGCGGTTGTCCTGAATCTGAGCGCCGAGCTTGGTCGCTTCCAACTGCAGCCGGCCAGATACTTCTTCACGCCGAAGGTCAAGTTCGTCCGCTTTGGCAGCTGCGTCGGCGGCGATCTTCTGCGCTTTGATCTGGAGATCCTGCGCCTTAAGCTGCAACTCCTGCATCTGCAGCTGCAGCACCGGGTCTTGCGCCGCCTGCTGAGCCTGCTGCTGGGCAGCGATGGCCATGCTGTTCTGCAGCACCTGCTGCGCAGCCTGTGCGAGCATCGGCGACAGCGCTTTGTCCACCTCCGGCGGCACGGGCTCCCCCGGCTCCGGCAGGGGCATGCCAAGGCGCTCCTCGATCTTGACGCGGTAGGCGAACCCAAGGTGTTCTGCGATGTGGGCGTGCAGCGCGCCGACGATCACCTGTGCTTGCGGGTTCTGGCCGAGCGTCTGGGCCATCAGCGGGTCGTTGAGCATCGCCATGTGCACCGACAGGTGGGCCTCATGGTCTTGGTGGATGAACGCCTTGGCGGGCTTGCCCTTGAGCACGTTCATGTTCTCGCTGACCGGATCGATAGGCTTCATGTCCTCGGGTAGAGGAACGAGCTTCTCGGCGTTCTTGATGCCCAGCACCTCCAGCATGCCCCGGTGAAGGTGCGGGAGGTCATAGATCTGCGGGGCCATCTGCGACAGCTGAATGGCCGACTGGTACTGCACCACGCGCTGCGCCAGCGTGGAGGCGTTGGGGTCGCTGACCGGGATGACATCGACCATGGCAAAGTCCTGCCTTCGCGCGCGCGGTCGGTCGGTCTCAGGCTCCGGCTCGTAGTCGTAGTCTTCCGAGGCGTAGTCCCGGATGATGTCCTTGATCAGGCCAAGCTCTTGCTTGAGCGAGTTGTGCACCCGCGACTGCACCGCCGTCATGACCTTCAGCTGGCGCTCCAGCAGGGCCAGCATGGTGCCCACCGGGGCCTGCGACGACATGTCCGACACCTTCATGTCGGCCGTTGACGCGAAGCGACGTGCCTCCTCCACGATCTGGTTGAGGAGGTTGAACAGGGTGGCGCTGGGCTCCTTGTACGGCAGGGGCAGGATGTTGTCGCGCAGCACGCCCGAGGCTACGTCGGCGTCGCGGAACTCCCCCGGTGCGATGGGCGAGTCGTCACCCTTGATGCGCAGCCCTCGGCTCTTCAGACCCCCCGGCAGATTGGCCAGCGTGCCGGCATCGACCAGTTGGCGCAGGATCGACGTGGAGCCGCGCGCGAAGTTGCCAATGAGATGGAACAGCCCGAAGCCGTAGGGCCCGTAGCCGGGGATGTAGTTGTACTGAACGAAATGCTGCCGGCGCAGCTTGAGCTTGTCGTTTTGCCGCCAGTTGCGCCGAATCGACAGGCAGATGTCCGACCCACGCAGGATCGTCACCACATACGGCAGCGCGATGCCAGTGGGCTCGCCATCCTCGTCCTTGTCTTCAAATCCGGGGATGTCGAGTTCAACGCACGACTCGTACAACATGAACCGACCGTCGTTCATGTCCCTGAACCCGGTCTCCTCATCCTTGGCCTTCTGAATCTCGCTATACATCCTGTCGGGATCACCCACATCAACCGTGGTGTAGAACCCGCTGTTCTGCAGCTTGACGAGGTCGTTCTTGGTCTTGGGCAGCTGGTGCGTGACGCGGTGCGACGTATAGGCGTCCGAGACGCCGTAGGGCAGGATGATGTCCTCAGCCGGCACGAAGACCGATGTCTGACGTCCAAAGCTGGGATCGTAGTAGACCTTCTTGAAGCCGCACCCCGTCCCCGGCAGGTTCCACAGCAGCTTCTCGTGGTCGGGCCGGAACTCGGGCATCCGCTCGGTCAGCTGGTAGTTCATCTCCGCCGTCACGCGCGCAGCGGCGTCCTTCTTCTCGGGCGTCTCTTTGCCCACAATCTTCGACTTCACCGGCCCGGCGGCAGGGAACGTCTCCGTGATCGTCTCCGACTGAAAGCGCACGACCGCTTCGGTGATGACAGGGTGCGTGATGCCGCATGCGCCCGTCCACGGCTCGGTACGCTCCTCGTACTTGAGCCCCAGCAGCTGGATGCCGTCGATGTAAGTACGCTCCCAGTCCTTGCGCGCCTGCAGATCGTTGTCGATCTCTGACATCAACTCGCTGACCATCGACTGCACATACGACGGGTCAAGGTGCTCTACCAAGTTGGCGCTGAACGGGATGTCGCCTTCCTCGTCCTCCTTGCCAATCGTGACCTCCAAGCCATCTGCGCGGATGTTGACCTCCTCCGGGTCAACGATCTCGATTTCAATCTCCTCGGGCGCAATGTCTGCGGCCAGCGCTTCGATGCCGGCAGGGGCTTGGTACAGGCTCTTGTCCATGATGTCCTCAGTAGTAAGCTGACCGGCGCGTGCGGCGCGTCCAGTTCGGTTCGTCCTTGGCGTCATCCGACAGTGCGATGAAGCCGCCGTTTCGGTAGCGATTGAGTGCCATCACGACGCAGTCTACACGGTCGTCGTGCTCGCCGTTGGGAAACTCGGCACACTCATTGATCACTTCGTGCGCCCACAGCCTGTCAGGTGCCCAGACGATGCCATCGTGTAGTATCGGCGCAACAGCGTGCACACGCGCCCGCTTGTCGTTGGAGACCAGCCGCGTGCCGCGCGAGGGGCTGAACTCCTCGATGGCGATGTCCATCTGCCGCAGTTCTTGGATCAGGGGCGCGCCTGCCGCCTTCTTCTCGATCAGCACGCACTCAGGCGACCAGTCCTTGTAGGCTTCGAGCGCCTTGGCTTTCAGCTGGGGAAACTCCCACCGACCCCGGCACGCGTCGAGCAGGATCAGTTCCTGCCGCCCCGTCTCTTCGTTGAACCACACGCCCCACGTCGTGCAGGCGCTGTAGTCGTTCATGCTCTTGGTGTCGTGCGCGGTGTCCCATGTCTGGAGCACCCATTCAACAAGTGGCGGCGTTTCCTTGGGCCAGATGCGCCAACTCTCGCGCTTGAGCAGCGCCCCCTCTTCGGAGGTGGGCTCCTGCATGTATTGCGCCGCCCAGTAGTGCGGCTGCATGCCGGCCTTCTTGGCCAGCAACTGCTCCACCGGCCACTGCTCAGGCCACAGCGAGCGCCCTGACGGCAGCACCGCAGGAAATCGCACCTCATGCCACGGCTCGGCCTCGGGGTTGTCGTCGGCCCACCGTAGCGCGCGCCCGATAGGGTCACGCTTGCCCCAGCGCGTGCCGATCATGATGATGCGGCCTCCGGGCATCAAACGCTGCAGGGGGCCCACCTGCATGTAGTTCCACGCCACGTCGAATGCGTGGTCAGGGTTTGCCAGCACGGCTTGCTCAGAGACCAAGTCGTCTGCGATCAGCAGATGCGCGCCATGGCCCGCCACGTTGCCGCCGATACCCAACCCGAGGTACTTGCCGTCTTTGCTTGTCGTCCAGCTGTCAGCTGCCGACTTGTCCGCCGACACGATAGTGTCTGGGAATATCTCCTTGTACTCCTGCTTGCCTATGAGGTTTCGCACCTTACGGCCA